TACCATAGGGGCTGTTACCACTTTGATACAGTTCTTCAATCCCGGCTTCGCCTTCTCGCAGAGCAAAGATACAGAAGAATACTGTGTTATCTTCTAGTGCAGTAAACTTGTGTGCCTTTTCTTTAGCAATAATGATGTACGTAGGAGCATAAAACTCCTTGGGTTCGTGACCTTCTGTTTCGACCAACATACTACCTTGACTTAGAATAGTTACATGATCAAAGTAGTGTTTATGATTGTCAAACACACCGCCCTTTACATCAATCCAACGTTGTGCGATTGCTACGTTGCCGTAGAATCCAAAGAAGGTTCCAAACATTAGCTCAGGCTTTCTATCCGCCATTTAATTTCCTTTAACTAATTTAAATTTTACTTTTTTCATGCTTACTCTACAAGTCTAACGGTAGCCACTCGACCAAGTTCAAAGATTTCATTTATATCATTACGTGTATAATTTCCAACAATTTTACCTAGCAATGGTCGACTAACAAGGTTATTGTAAGGCAATGACATATCAATGTATTGCTCTAACTCATTATCTTTGACCCATTGGTGCACCTGTTTAATAACATTGTGGACACCACCTGCAAATCGCGGGTCACCACTTCGTACACCACGGAACACTAACACTACTTCATTGCTAATTGTTTTTTGATGTCGTACCATACCATTTTTAACTAAATCGATATCATTGTCTATCCAGCAATGATGTATGTTTTTTCCTATAGTATGGTAACCTAAAACTAAGTCTCCAAACATTTCATTGTAATTCCAATATTTGTATAGATCCATATCTTCAATTGGTACTTCATAATCCCCTCCATCAGGAGATTTTGTTTTATCACCGTGTAAAAAGAATCCACAACTTAGCAATGAACTGTCAGTGTTTGTAATACGATCGAACATTACTTCAAATCGATGTATTTCAACATTTAACTCCTGCAACGGATCATAATCAAAAGTTTTTCCGGCCAACTCTTCTTCAAATTTATGGAATTGGTAGTGTAGGTAATTTAATATTGGGCGACTATCAATGTTTGGATCGAACTCGCTTGGCATATCAATATAAGGAATCTTAATATATTGCCCGGAGTTTGCTTCATCAACAAGCTTCTTCATATTACGCCACATCTCACTTACTTTTTCCAGTGTTGGAAATGTAGTTATCCACTGGTTATTGAATATATGCCAATCTGGTAGTGCTAGGTGCCAACGCACACGATCTAACCAAATTCTACTAATAGGGTTGTCGCAAATCTGGTATCTTAAAGTTTCTGTGCGTATACCATTGGTAAAGTCTATTTCGTAAAACTTGTTTAACATCGTTATTTTTATCCAACTAATTTGTATTAGCTGTTAATTTCCTTTAAGCTTCCAAACAAGGTGTTCTAACTTATCGTGCCAACGATGCTCAATAATAGGTTCACCGGGGCCGGTAAGAATACCTGTGCCTCTATAGGCACGCTCTAACCAAATAACACGCTTGGTTATATAGCACCTGCGTGGGAACCAGGCAAATTTTAATTGCCACCCCACGCAAAGCCGGTAAAACCAGTCGCTGCCGGTATCATACAGCATCAAGTGCCCCACTCGTTCTTAAACAGTGGTACCTGTAGTCGATCGCTATAGCGCCAACCACGCTTCATGGCTTCCAGTGCCACAGTCTTGTTGTTTAGTGTGTAAACACTTTCAACACCGCCTACAGGCATTAGATAAACGTGTCCTTTAAATCCTGCGGCACGATACTCACCTACAGCACATTCTGCGTCTGCTACGTCTTGTGCATTGGCCACAACAAACTTAAGATATGCTGTACCCACAGATTCATAGTCACAGACTACATCAGGCACAATAGCATCTTCCCAGCGTTCACCGCTACAAGGCAGTTTAGCACTTACACTAAATGTAATCTCACGATGGTGCCAACGGCTCCACTCTTGTAAGTACTTCTTAAACTCCGGCGTTAGCTCTTGAGTTCCGTTGGTTTCAAACGTAATTTCTTTAAGACCCGACATCTTAATATTGTTAAGTAGGTCTGGGTAGCTACGTTGCCATCCTAGTAGTGGTTCTCCACCGGTGATTACCAAGTGCTCGTCTTTCCACTCTTTGTAAGGTAGCGTATCCACAATAGCATCGGCAATCGAATCACTATCCAAAACGGGAGATAGATGCTTAAAGCGAGGATCCCAACTAGCGTAACTATCACAACCTGTGCTAACAAGAGGTAGCGATTTGTACTCGGTGTAAAGATCGGGGTTAATATTTTCGGCCTCATTGCTAAGTTCTCCTCTAGGCATGCCAAAGCCGGCACATTTAAAGTTACACCCAAATGTGCGTAAGAACACACTAGGGACACCCATATACCGTCCTTCACCTTGGACGCTATAAAATAATTCTGCGATTTTAATCTTGCTCATGTGTTAGCTCTTCTGTAAAAATATTTGACCACTCTCTTAGCTTTTCTAATTTTGCATCTTTGGCAATCATTACAGCTTCAAAGTCTACAATACCAAAGTCATGGCATAATGTAATCATTGCTAACAAGTCGCCGAGCTCGTCTGACAAGTGTTCTCTGTTGGTTTTAGGTTTGTTGGGTTTGCATTGGTCCATGCTAAATCTAAAGCATTTGCTAATGGCCTGTGTTACTTCTGCACATTCCTCTTGGGTAATCAGCAGAATTTCTCTTTCTTTGTCATTCATTGTTTGCGCCTAGTAGTTTTAAAATTTCTTGAGTTAGTTGATGTTGATGACTGTTACTGGTATATGCATAGTTGTATTGAATTTGTATGAAATCAAATTCGTCCATGCCTTGGTGTTGCATTTTAATATGCACAGTACCAAACATATCCTTTTCAGACCAAATTTTAGTAGGCAAGATCTCTACAAGTTCTACAGTATTAATTTCCATGTTTTACCAATGTCGAATTACACCTGCTATGATAAAGCAGTTTGTTAGAATGTATGATAACACTATTAAAGTACGAATGCAAGCAATACGGTCAGCTTCTTTGTCCGTATTGCCTGCTTTTTCGCCTAGGGCCTTTGCCCATAATCTCCAGGCTTTAGTTACTGCTCTTAACAATGTTACTATCGTCCTGGTCGGCAACCTTTTTCTGCAAATAGCTCAATAACACACCATAAGCAGGAAGAATAACAATCAAGCTCACAATGATTTTGCTGATTGAGTTGTTGGTAGCAACAATGTGCCAATTGTTACGCATGAACTCGTCTGCGCCGCCTGCAAATGCTACACCAAAGAAAGTAAATGTGTCAATGAATGTGCTTACAATGCTACTTAGGGTAGGAGCAATCCACCATGTAGTATACTTCTCACGGAAGTATTGGAATACATAAACGTCTAGTAAGTTAGACACAAAGTAGGCCATGCCGGATCCAAGACCGATACGGAATGCTACGCTGTCAGGTGCACCACCCAATTTAACTACAGCCATACTAATTAGAATAGCTGGAATAAATGCCAATGCAATAACTGCGCGGCCAGTTTGCTTACCAAGCAAACGTACAGTCAAGTCGGTAAGCACCACAACCAATGGGAATGTAAATGCCGCAACACTTAGCGGATTCCCAAACACATCGATCTTAAATTGTACAATATAGTTGCTGATGGCAATAATAACAATATGTGCCAACATTAACTTGTACGCTAACGCACGGTCTACGCCGTTTAGTATTTTGTCTAACATAGTTTCTCCTTTTAATTAAACAAATCTTCATTCCACTCACGGTGGCCTTCACGGAACGCCATGTTGCTTTGTGTTTCACGTACTTCTACGCGATAGCACCATAGACGAGCAGCTTCTCCTGGTCCCCACATCTCGGGAATATAAACACCATTAACGAACTTGTAAAGCATATCAGCAAGAGCTTCGCAGCCTAGTGCTGGCAAGATAACTACCTTGGCCATTTTCTTTTCGTCAAGATATTGAAATGTTTCCAATTCTGGATCATCTGCGGCAACTATGAGGGTATGGTCAAAGTTTTCTTCGAGATTCTTCTTTAGTTCTTTGAGACCGCCGTAGTCAGCGGCCCAGTTACGTGCATCTAGATCGTTAGTTCCAAAATAGAACTTCATACTAAATGAGTATCCGTGAATTAAGTTGCAGTGACTATCGGCTCGCCACTGGCGGTATGCACAAGGAAAAGC